GGTTTTAACTAACTCATCATTAGACTTTAACGCTGTTAATTTTGGCGACTGTGCATCGAGTTCTTTTAGTAAACTATCTTTGCGCTTGTCACCTACCAAGTCTTGTCCACCTGGTACATCTTTAAGTTCGCCATCTAACAGTAATGCACCGGTGTGGTCTTTGCCATATGCTTCAGCATAATCATTTTGATCGGCCTGTTGCTTGCCGTATACACAAACCCACTCGGCCTGCATGCCGGTGCGCTCTTTTAATAGTTGTGCAATTTGTACACTGGTAGTAGGGTAAGCCACAGTGGCTTCAAATTGCCAGCATTCGCATGCGCCCCATTTTGGGAATTCTCTGTGCTCTTGCACTGGCATACTTTTTGGTACGGTAATGTCCACTAGTTCGTATGCATCAAGAGCGTTTTTAATTTCTTCCATGATATCTTTGGGATTCTGTTTGGCAACTTTGATCCTAAAAGCATAATTGGAATTTCGTTCGGCTATATAATCGTGAAGACTTTTCATAGGTTTTATCCTGTTTTATAGAGTATTTATGTGTTTTTGTTCTTTTGAAGAATCTGTTCCAGTAGTGCATTACGATCCAATACAATGCCTTGTCCGTCTACGGGACGATCTTCGGGGTTATCTTTGGTCATTTGATGGTCCAATCTGGCCTTCTGTAGCTGCAATTGTACCATACGCAGCTTCTTGTCCATCTTAGCAGTCTTGGCAGTAATAGCATGCCCTAACAGTGTGCCAGCAGTTTGAAATACCACACCACCAAATCTAGGATCCATATTCATACCCAGATCCATCAAGTCTTCAAACTTGCTTTTAGCTAAATCAGCAAGTTCGTCCATTTCGTCGTCGCTGGCTTCAAGATCGCGCACAGTAGGAAGTGCTATATCAATTTTATCTATAGCATCATCTACCCTGGCAATTATGTCTTGATTTTCAGCAATGGCTTTAAGTGCTTCGTTGGATTCCGAAGAGTCTGTGGGTGGTAGATCTGTAGGCAGATCAAATAGTTCAGATAGTTTTTTGGTCATGCTCGTATTTACCGAGCTCGTCCTTGGTGAAACATATCATTTTCTGTTAATACCCGGAATCGCAGTCCGTTTTGATTGCACCAGGCTTGCGCTGCTTGCCATTTGTACATGTTCAATACTGCTGCTGCTTGATCTCGCGCACTACGTGCTTCTTGTAGATTTGTTTGTTTGTTTGGTTTAATTTCAATCAGCTCGCCAAATTTTTCACCATTTTTGTTCACATACATGATCATGAAATCTGGTACGTAGATTGTGTTTTTGTTTGTGAACGGATTGCGATAAGGTATGTGTACAGCTTCGCTGGCCCATTGCAGCACCGCTGGGTTAGTATCGCAAAAGCGCATAAAGGTATGTTCCCAACTACTTCTAAAATGCGGAACTTTCTTTCCCACGTACTTGTCTGGATTCATGATTTGATAGAACCCGTTTGCAAACTTTGCAGCCATTATGGTCTAATAGATCTTTGTATATACTTGTTAACTTGAGGTTGATTACTTAATCCTAGATAACTGGTACCTTTGCGTTCAAAATTTAAAAACATCGCGGTGTAAGCATCTAGTTCGCCTTTGGGCAATCTTTGAAACTCTCTAAGAGTTTCCATTGGGTTTAATCCTTGTTTTACACTGGTATAAATCACTGCACTGGCCAGGGCTCTGGCAGATTCTTTACTGTCTGCCACTGTTTCAAAATACGCAATAACGGCTGCATCAACGTTGCTGCTAACTTGAACTGGTATTTCAAAAAAATTATTAAAATACTTGGTGGTATCTTTTGCCTCAATGGCATTCAAGTTAATTTGTTCTAGATTAGTAGGTTCTTTTGCTCTTATTAAATTGGCCATATTAATCTTTCATTATTTTTTGATTGCTGGGTACTCGAGGAATAGTAGTACCCATTGAGCTGGTGTTTGTTGATTCCAAGTATTTTTCCTGTGTGAGTCGATCTTGACTTGCCTGCTGTTCTGCTGTTAGTCCACTACTGGTCCCAAATACTGTTGTTGAAAAGATTTGACTGTTTGCTGTCATTTTATGTGTTCTCTGGATTGGTTGAACGTCCCACTTGATTGCCAGCATAGCTGAGTGCCGGTTGTGGATTACCGTTATCTACAAACTGTTTGGCCTCGGTGCTGGCCAAGTTGGTGAATGCTACCGACGGAGCACTGGTTCCCGGTATCACTGTTCTATTGTAAGGAGTCTGTGCCAATGGACTTGTTGATGTGACTGCGGTAGCTGTGCCTGTTGCAAAAGTTGGTGAAGTAGTTCCACTACTAAAATAGGAGCTGGTAGTATTGTTTACTTCTTTGTCTTTCTTTGCTTGTTCTGCTTTGGCTTTGGCTTCTCTTTCTTTTGCTACTTTTTGCAGTGATGCACCAAAGCTAAAGAAGTCCAACGGCGAGCTACTAGACACTGCTTGTAATGCACCGGATGCAACTTCGGCATTGCTTGTGGCCTCTGCAGGTTTTTCGATGTTTACTGTTTTGTCCAACGAGCCTCCAGTAATTTGATTTTTGTTATTTACAATTAAACCAGCAATGGCCAGGCCTACACCTAATTCTGGTTTTCCGCTTAATGCCAATGCTGCGCCTCCTCCAATTAGTCCTGTACCTAGACTGATACTTGATCCATTGCTGTTAACGCTACCAGGAGATACTCCTGGTGCACCCGGGGCCGACGATGAAGTACGCCCAGGTCTGTTAGCTAAACTTCCTGCTGCCGGTATAAAAAATCTATCTCTGGGATCTCTTCCATTTAAAATATCCATGCCAGAATTCAATAATTCTGCACCTGCAAGACCAGCAAGATCCACATTTTTATTTTTTTCATATGACCTAAATAGGCCAAATGCGCCTGCAGCTGGGTTTCTAACAAAGCCATCTAGAGCAGAAACTATACCACCTGGTCCAAGTATACTGTTAGTGCCACCACCAGCTGGTGTTAGTGGACTTGGCGATTTATCATAATGTAAATCCGCAAATCCTTTTACTGTATTTTTTGTAACATACCCACTAGCATACAACATTGTAGTATATGCCAATGTCATCGAATGCTCTAGGCTTCCGTTGCTACTGGCGTTGTGAGATCCGTGACTAAAGGCCACAATCATTGGATTGACCAATGTGTATTCACTAAATTTTTTCTGATGTAAACTGTAAATTCTAACGGCTTGTATATATTGAGGTCCGTTGACCCCTCCGCCGTTTCTTGGAGTATACCCAAAATTATTTAAAATATCTCTTTGACCAAGTCTATACTGACTTTTAGAATGATACAAAGGATGCACTGTTCCTGCACTGTCGGCATAACTTGCATCCATGTCTCTGTAATAATGGTTAAAATAATCAAACCATAAATTTCTAACTACATCAGACTGATCGTCGTGAAAAGTAATTTGAACTGTATCGTATTTTACTTTTGTTTGTATAACATCTGGCCTGTTGTACATGTTAAATGTTTTGGTGTCAATGGTATATTTTGGTAAGTCAACTTGTTTTACCAGCATACCTGCTTCGAGCACTCGATCCCTATCCACTTTTGTTAGTGTAGGATCTAAATCAAAGTAGACATGATATAACCAATCAAACTTGGGACTTAGAGCATAGTTATTGTCAACATACAATCTACTGGCGTGTTTAAAATCTTTTATTTGATCGCCGGTAGCTAACTGTTTAAAAAATCCGTCAAATATTCCCATTGGATATACCTTTTTAAATATTTATGCCAAAAAAAATACCCGGATTTGACCGGGTATTTTTTATGTTGGTACTTATGTTTAGGTTATACCAGTAATAAGAGTACCTAAACTACGACCCACTGCTGTTCCAATTCCAGTTCCAGTAGGAGTTTGAATTGCATTGTCGTATGTGACTGTTAGTGTAATATCTGCAGGTGAGTTTTCTGTGTATGACATTTCACCATAATTTACTTGGTTAACAAATGCGCCATACAGCTCCCATGTTTCTAATACGTTAGGCTGATTGGCTCCGTTGCCACCATCTAACATTTCAAATTTTAAAAGAAACTTATAGTCAATGCCAGAACTGGCTGACGCTTGTTCCATAAAATCAAATTGTTTCTGAATCTGTTCGCCAACCAATTTGCTTACATTTCCACCTGCGTCATCACGTAATACTACGGTCACTGGTTCCCAGCTAGGCTTGCCTACTAGGTTAACTTTGCTGTTATAAGCTTCAATTACGAAAGGATTAAAATTTACATTTGGACGGCTAATATTATTAACTTGTTTTGTTAACTCAACTCTGTCGCTGCTGACACCAAAATTTTCAAATATTGCTCTAAAGCGATATTTTAACTTAGGCATTAACAAACCTTGTGTGCTTGCACTTTGGTTAGTTGCTAAAGGTACTGTAAATCTGTTCAATGAGGCAATTGCCATTTATATTCTCCTGTTATAGGTATTTATCAAATTTTTTCCAAAATTTTTCGGGGGTAATTTTTACCCCCTACCCATATTAAACGCCTGCTGCTATATCACCTGGGTTCTTTAAACGAATCGGGATGTAAATAAATTCAACATCTTTCATTGGTTCAATAGCAATGTCTACATAAAGTTCATTACGAGCAATACGTGTAGGTGTGTTGTTTGTATCATCACAAACTACCAAGTAGTCGTAGATACCACGTTTTGCAACAAGATCATTAATAGCGCCGCTAATAATGTTCTTGATTTGATCTCTTGTGATCTTATCGTTTGGTTCAAACAAGAAACCATTGCCTACGTTAGCAAGAATTGTACGTATGTAGTTAACTAAACGAGCTACATTAATACGATCCAAACTGCTTGCAACTGGATTACGTGTTTTCTGTCCCCAAACAACTAAACCAACACCTGGTAGGTTAGTAATTGGGTTGATACGATTTTCATATAATGTATCTCTTAGTCCGGTACGGATACTATTGAATTCAAATTCTCCAGTGGATGCATTAATATAACCAATGCTGCTTGCATTGTCGACTAGACCGCGACGTGTACCAGCTGGTGCAAACCACTGATATGCAACATTGTCGTTGAATATCATTGTACGTAATGCCATATGACTTGCTGGAACAACAATGTCGTTGCCTTGTAAGTCACTGCTTCTACCGCAAGGATAATAAACTCCCAAGTAAGGATCGGCTGTTGCTAAGCCATCACCGTTGGTATTATTGCTCCAGTTTGCAATTTCAATTGCATTAGGCGCTAGACGCATTGGAGTGTCGCCAATGATAAATGCGGTGTTTGCACGATCGTTATTTAATGCTACCATTTCATCAATTAATTCTGGATATCCAGGAGCACAAATAATGTTAAATGCATACTGCTCTTCTCTGACTTCGGTATTAGCAATAATTGCTGCCTGCATAGCTGCTGTCACCATGCGACGCTGTGCCTGTCGGCCCATGTATGGACTACCGTTGTCTTTTAATCCACTAGCTGTTTGCCAAGTATCCTTGATAGCAGGCAAGGTACTGTCTGCACCCGGTACTGCTGGTAAATCAGGATATGCATTTGCATTAAACTTGTTGCTAACAAATTGTTTTACATTGTATCCACTGCGACGTGTGTTAAACAGCAACATACCGCGAGGATATAATCTATAATCAGGAGCATCCTGATCTAGATAATCACTTTCTAATAGGTCTGTGATTGCTGGCAATGAGCCAGTAATAATATCTGTAGTGCCGTCGGTGTCCCAACGTGCATCAGCAAACACAATACCGTTTTGGCTAACTTGATCACTATTGTCTATCAAGATCCAAGTATTGGTATCGTCATATCTATAAAGTGCTGGATAGTTTTCTAAGTCACCAGTATCTAACCATAGATCACCAGGAACCAAAGAAGTCACTCCGTCACTTTGTTTTGTTGGTTCACCTGCACTGATAATAACGCCGTTTGGATCAGTGTTTGACAAATCATATCCTCGGGCATCAGTGGTACTACCATCATAGTATGAACTATGATATGCTCTCCATCCACCAATTTCATTGATCATAATATCAACCGATGCTGGATCGCTGTAGTACCATAGGGTACCTTCTGCTGGAGCTTGATACGGCTCAGTAGTGCTGTAAGTTAGAACAAATGATGAAGTGTTTGGAATTTCCCAATTGGTTAATGCCAAGGTACTGCCATATTGTAAAATACCAGTGCTACCGTCAACTGTGGTTGCAAGAAATCCTGCATCTGCAGTTGGTGTTCCGACTTCGTCTGTTAGGTAAATGTCACCACCATAAATGTGTGTAAATGTGATAACACCGCTGGTACTTACACTGATATTAAGTTCTGGAATATTAAGAGCCAATACGTCACTTACAAAAGTGCCGCGACTTGTACCTGTTAATACCACAGTATATTCTGTAATATCTGCACTTCCAATTTCTGTGACGCCAATTACTAATTCATCGCTAACTGTAAATGGATTGGCTCCAACTGCGGTACCGCCAATTACAGTCTGTCCAGCAGTACGTCTACGGAATACTTTATATCCGCCTGTGTCGGTACGTAATGGATCGTATGCTACCCACACGGTACCAGCAGCAATACCATTACCGCCGCCGCTTTCATCTAGTCCGTACAATGCATCTTCTGCGCGATTATAGAATGGTGCAGCAAGAGGAGCCCATGTATCTGTACTTGAGCTATAACGCTTTACAACAATGTCAGCACCGCTACCGGTTGCACCAACTTTTGCAAACACACTACCACTTGGACGTGGAACTGTATCCGAGCTTCTCCAACTTGGCATGGCTGCAAAGTCGCCATATGTCAAGATAGGGTTAGCATAGGTACCAGCTGTTATACCCAACAATGTCAATGGAACACCCGACAAGTTTGACGAAATAGCAATTTTACCGTCAGCAACCGAACCGTTGCTTTCAGCCAAGTTGCTTGCATATAGATATATTTTTCCGTTTACATTCGCTGCTGTTACTCCGGTCACTGGTTTAGTGTTGATTTCGTTAACAATGTAATCAAGACTTCTTGATTGACTGGTATTCTGCAGGTCAATAGTTTCAGTGTTGATGGTGATTGTATAGGAAGTTCCGTTTACAGGAGCTGTTGGATTAGTTGCTGTACCCTTGATAGCTGGCCAAGCAGTTTGCCATGCAGTGGTTCCTAATCTTGCCCATGTATTGTAGTTTGCGTTGTCTGTACGTAAATTATTACCTGCTTTGTAAAATAGATTGGCATTTGTGCCGGTCCATGCTACAGCGTATTGACCAATTTGTCCAATACTGGCTTTAGGAGTATTAATATTACCTACTAGAGTGGTATCATTGGTATTGTCTGTGATCAATAAAGGAGTTTTTAAGGTAAATGCATTGTTAACTGCATCCCATTCGTTAATACCCCAAGTTGACTCTGCTAAATCCATCCAATGCGTTCCGTTTTCAACAGCACCTGTTGGACGTACACTAGTACCTTCTAGTGCGTTAAGATCTACGTCTGCACGGATAGCATAAATTCTGTTTACATTGCCTAGTGCGCTATAAGCTGCCATTAGGCCATATTCGTTTCGTTCATCTCCATGTAAAGGAGTGCCTGCTGCGCTTTGTTTAAAGCTAGGATATCCCATTGCGCTAATAAGTTCGCGTTGGCTACTAAATGCCAATAGTCTACCCGCTCTAGCAGCAGTAGTGTCAGACGCTAGAGCACCTGATGGATTTGTTTTATCTTGTGCAGTGGCCATTACAATTAATGGAACGGTGCCAACTGCGCCTGGTACGTATTGACTTTCGTCGGTTACGCTAATTTCTAAACCTGGAGATACTAGTGCCATGTTTTTATCCTTTAACAAACATTTTGTA